CATACTGGGTACCTTTGATCAAGGATTTCAAGGCAAACTCAGATAAGACAGTGCTGAGTCGTCTACTTGAAATCCCAACGCTCGAGTCCATCAAGGTTGCCGATAAGTTAGGTGCGGATAATGTTTTACTTATCCAAATGACTCGGAATGTTGTCGATCTTGTAGTTGGTGAGGAACCTCAGAACGTGCAGTGGGAGACTGATGGTGGCTTCTTGATTAACTTCAAGGTGCTTGCTATTATGCTGCCAAGGATCAAGAAGGATCATGAGGACCGATCAGGTATCGTACACTTTACAAAGAACTAAAGGAGGACGTGATGCCAGTAGCATTAAGCCCGTATAGGGTAAAATTCGGTAAGTTTCACCGAAAGGAGAAGGGTATACAGTGCATTTACAGACGAGGTGATATTGTAGAAGTTGGTAGACATACTGCCAAGCAGTTCGCACACCAACTTGAATCTGTAGACACTGCGCCCACTCCTCTTCCTCTTGAAGTCAAGAAAAAGACTTCAGTTGAAACTTTAAAGAGTGAGACGTCAACCGCTAAAGAGAAAGAAGTAGTAGAGCCAACTCCAAAGTCAAAAGCCAAGGCTGAGAAATCTGAAGCTAAGGAGTCTTAGTCATGTCACGGGTTACTGAGAGCGAGGTTCAGGGACTCTTTCCTGAGACGGTCAGTAACCTCTCGGAGGCAGTTAAGTCGGCTACTCTTTTTATAGATGAAGAGCTTGTTAACGCAGGACTTTCTATTCCAAGATTAAAGCTGATTGAATTGTACCTTGCTGGGCACTTTGCTGCGTTGATAAACGAACGTGGTGGACTAACCCGAGTCGAAATCGGTGAAACTTTGGAGGACTATTCTAACGTCTATGGTGAGGGCTTGAAGATGACCCGCTGGGGACTACAAGCCCTCGCCATGGACCCTTCTGGTACCCTTGCCACTCACGGTAAGCGAACTGCAGTGTTCCGTGTCATATGATTGGGTTATCACAAGACATAACCTACTGGGCAGGAACTGATGTGCCAGATGAGTTTGGCTTTGATGTAATGATTGCACCTATAGCTATAAAAGGCCACTGGGAAGATCGAAATGATCTTGTAAAAAATCCCAATGGCGGAGAGTTTATAACAGAGGCAATTGCAATAGTTGATACTGATTTAAAGCAAGGCGGGTTTCTCTTTGAAGGAAAGTCTACAGTGACTGACCCTATAACACTTCCCGGAGCACATGAGATAATGCGATTTGATAAGATCAAAGGATTAAGTGGCGGGACCTTTCGTAAGGCATATATGTAATGGCAAGACCTCTAACAGTAGCATCTATTGAGACTCAAGCACAGGCCGCAGCAGCTTTTGTTAAAGTTGGGCAGAATATTGGTAAGATACTCGATGGTGTAATTAAGGAGCAAGCTAAAGGCGCTGTTACAGTTATTGTAAACGAAATTGCTAAGGTATCTGATGAATTAGTTCCTGTAGACACTGGAGAATTAAAGGCTAGTCAAGTAAAGTCTGTGCAGGAAGAACCTGGCTCAGTTATAGGCATAGTAGGCTATACAGCACCTCACGCCATATTTGTACATGAAGGTATAGGACAAGGTAAGAATAAACAGAGGAATGAGAAGTTCCTTGAACGCGCTGGTAACATTGTAGGCGGTAATGCTAAGAATTTACTTGCTAATTTAGGATCGTAGTTATGACAAATGCTCCAAGCAAAGATATTAAGGCGCTACTTGTAACTGCAGGATTAGCAACGGGAGATATTAAACTAGGAAGGCTTCCCGAAAGTGGAAACGATAAGGTCATAGCAATAAAAGACACGGGTGGGTTTCCACCTAATCCAGCGTTTCTTATTGATAATCCTACTGTGCAGATACTTATTAGAGGTAATAAGCAAGACTACAGTGTTACGTATACACTTGCAAGGTTAATCATTGATGCATTACTTGGGCTACCAAAGCAAACAGTGAATGGGACAGTTTACATAGGGATTTGGATGCAGTCAGATATAATCCCTCTAGGCTACGATGAAAGTCAAAGACCTATGTTTAGTTTAAACTTTAGACTGGTGCGAGAGCCTGCTAGTGGCACGTACCGAACACAAGGATAAGCGCAAATGTCACAAGCAGCTTATGAAAAGAAGATAGCTATTAGTGCTGCACCTCCAGCCGGTGAGAGCTTCTCTAATGTTCCTGCTGTAAGTGCCACATTAAACCACGGCGGAGACGTGCTAGACGATACTGATATGGTACTGCCCTCTGGAGACCCTAACTTCGGTTTTCGCTCTCGGATTTTAGGCCTCAGAGACGCTTCGTGCTCTATCACAGCAAACTATGATGCAGCAAGTGCTGTGCTCACTCAAATCCGTGATGCATGGAAGGATAAGCTTAAACTCCTTGTGAGATATTTACCTGACGGCACCACAGCGAATGGGTTTGAGTTTGAGGGTCCAGTCGAGAGCTTTTCCATCACATCCGATATCAATGGTCTTGTAACAGTTGATATCTCAATACAGGCCAGTAGCCTTCTGGCCGCAGCGTAGTAGGAGACTTAACTAATGTCACAAGCAGGTTATGATAAACTAGTCAGGTTCAGCACTGAGATAGCAGCTGCACCTACCGTAGCGAGCTTGAAGAAGCTTCCAGCTACATCTGCAACATTGAACCATGGTGGAGATGTTTTGGATGATACTGATATGCTCACTATGACGGGTGATGCAGATTTTGGCTTTAGAAGTAGAATTCTTGGTCTTCGAGATATGTCAATCTCTGCTACACTCAATTGGACTCCAGGCAATGCAGACTTGATTACTGTACGTGATGCTTGGTTGAATAGAACTAGGCTCACGTATCAGTACATTCCAGGAGGAACTGTTGCAAATGGTTTCCAGTTTGTAGGGTATGTTGAAACCTTAAACCTCTCCGGTGATGTCAGCGGGCTTGAAACAGCAGAGCTTAGTATTCAGGCTGATAGCGCCATCGTCGTTGCCGCTGAGACTTAAGGAGTAGTGTAATGTCAGTAGCAGGATATCCTACCGTAATCAAGCTTGGCGGTACTACTACTGCCATGACTGATCAAGCTACTACAAATACCAGTGGTAACATTTGGCAGATTACTGATGCGACAAGACGAGTCCTTGATCGAGACGTGCTGCCTACCTTTGAGGATGCTGCAGTGCCTATTTCAGCCGCAGATATCTTGTCTATAGACTATCTCTTTGGTATAGTTGAGTTCACTGCAGCAAAGACTGGTCCTATTACGTTCGCCACTGGTAGTTTCATCCCTGTAACTGGTATCGCTGGAGCAAATGCTTTCACGTTAAACCAATCTGCCGGCATGCTAGATGACACAGAGTTTGCCGGAGATGGTTCAAGGTCGAAAGTGTATGGTCTTAGAGACGTTGCTCTGTCTATTACTAGGATACTTGCAGTAGAAGCTGTGTTCTTTGCTGCAATAAACAATCGTACTGCTTTATTCATTGAGGTTCAGCCTGGTGGCTCTGGTGATATAGCAAAAGGATGGTATGTTACTGAGTCTGAGGTTGGCAGTGGTGATATAGAGGGACTTGAAAATACTGAACTATCCTTTCAATTGGATGGTGACCCCGAAGCCGTATTCGGTTGGGGCACATAGCAAGGAGTCGTAATATGACGTCAACACTGGAAAGTATTCGTGCAGCTACTATAGGTAAGAAGAAGCAGTTTAAGAGTGTCATACATAAGATCGATGGAGAAGAAATAGAACTCCGTCAGCCTTCTCTTAAGTTAAGAAGTAAAATTTATAATAGATCTCTGAATAAAGAGGGCACTCTTGATCTATTTGAATTTACTCTGTGGGGAACGATCTACAGCACGTTTGTTCCTGGTACTCAAGACTTAGTATTCAGCGAAGCAGACTACGACTCGCTTCTAGAAACACCAGCTGGTAGCTTCATGGATGAACTCTCTGCTGAGGTAATGAAACTTATGAACGTCGCAGAGGACATGGAAAAAAACTTAAAAGCCTCCGGGAAAACCCGGAAAGGCAAGCAATCTGTGAAGTAGCTTTTCAGCTAGGCAAGTGGCCATGGGAGGTAGAAGAAGAAATGCCTCCTCACTATCTCAATGAAATGCTTAGTTACCTTGTATTCAAGGCACAAAGCGAAAAGGATGCCTTCAAGGTAGCTAAATCTAAGGCAGCGGCAGAGAGAAAAAGACAACCAAGACCAAGGCGATAGTGCATGGCCGAAACAATCAACATTGCTGACCTTCAACTTACAGTAAGGGCTATAACTGCTGGGTTCGAGGCTGTTCTTCCTCAGCTGAAACGGCTCGAGCAAGCTGCTGCGCTTGCTGCTAAGAATATTAATGATCTTAATCGGAAGTTTAAGACTGCGGACACAGTTACTAAGAAAACTAGTAAGAGTGTAAAAGATTTCGGGAAGAAAACCAAAGACACAGGTAAAGAGATAGAGAAAACTACTAAAAGTGTAAAAAATCTCCGTGGGGGTATGACAGAGTTTACAAAATCTATACAGGTTGCTCTTGGTCCCCTTTCAGGCATCGCTGCTCGTGTAACAGCCTTCACCAGCATAGCTAAGGGTGCCAATCTTGTTATAGCGATAATGATTGCTGGTGTTATTGCTCTAACTGCTGCACTCGCCAAGAGTACAATCGTTGCCGCTAAGTTCGAGCAAGGTATGGCTAGAGTCCGTAGAACTTCCGGCTCAACTAAAAAACAAACTGCACTTCTAGCTAAATCAATCACTGAACTCAGTGGAAAGCTAAAGCTCTCTACTGATGAGCTAATTAAAGGTGCTGATGCCGCTGGTAGAGCAGGTATTAGTACAGCCAAGGCAGTCCTTGACTTTACTGAAAGTGCTACTCTGTTAGGCCGTCTCGCCGGTATCGGCGCTGACGCAGCTGTTACTGCTCTACGGAGAATACAAGTAGCATCTGGTGAATCTGCTAAAGCAGTTAAACCTCTTGTAAGTGCAATAGTTGCTCTTGCGGCAGAAGCTGCCACGTCCGAGTCAATTGTCTT